CATGGATTAGATATTGTATTTATTGATTATCTTCAGTTGATGCGAACAAATGAAAAAACAGGTAACAGGGAACAGGAGATTTCTACAATGTCGCGCAAGGCAAAAATGATGGCTGTCGATTTACAGGTGCCGGTCATATTAATGAGTCAATTAAACAGAGGAGTTGAAAGTCGCTCTGATAAGCGACCCGGATTAGCTGATTTACGCGAGTCCGGAGCTATTGAGCAGGACGCAGATATAGTTCTTTTTATTTACCGTGATGTAGTATATAATGCAGCAACACCATCACCTGAGATATGTGAGATGATAGTGGGTAAACATCGCGAGGGAGAAACCGGGACTTTTGAGTTTATCAGTAATGAGTCGCTGACCAGGTTCACAGATGATAAGGAGGTGCCTGACATTGATATGTATTCACCAGAGAGCAAACCGTTTTGAAACTACCTATGCACATAGAAGCGCAGTCGACGTATTACGTAAAACGTATAATGCAAAATATGAAAAAAGAAGAGAATAGAAATGATATTATAAAAATTGATATACCCAGAATAAAACATTTGCTATGAAAGAACTAATTAAAAGACATTATGATGCTATTGTTAGGCGCGGACTGATAAACCCAGATACATCACTGGATGAGTTTCGTGAGAAGCTACGAGAGGAGATTGAAGAGATGTGGCTGGATGATAAATATGAAGATGTGGTTGACGGCAACATGGCTCAGGAGGCTATGGATGTGGTCGGTGTTATATTCAATATGCTTATCCATTGCGGATTCGATATTGAGGCTGAGTTCAAATACAATGTTGAACACCAGGAGGCCCGTATTTAAATTGATTCTTAATATGTTAAGTTATATATTGCAGTATGGAATACACTGATTTTTTAGAAACCAAAAAGCATACTTCAAGTGATTTTGGTATATCTGCAAAATGGATGCCAAAAAATATGTTTGATTTTCAAAAATATGTAACTGAGTATGCATCAAAAAAAGGGAGGGCGGCTATTTTTCTGGATACCGGATTAGGAAAAACAATAATAGAATTAACGTTAGCTGTTAATTATATTAGAGAAACAAATAAACCCGTTTTGATAATAACACCTTTAGCGGTTGCATTTCAATTTATTCGAGAAGCTGAAAAATTTGGGATTGGAGATATAATGTATTCAAAGGACGGTAAATACACTACTAAAATAGTTATATGTAATTACGAGCGATTAGATAAGTTTAACTATAATGATTTTGATTGCGTCATATTGGATGAATCATCCATACTAAAAAACTTTCAAGGAGCAATAAAAAATCAGGTTACAACATTCCTGAAAAAAGTAAAGTATCGTTATCTTTTCACAGCTACTCCATCCCCAAATGATTTTATAGAATTAGGAACAAGTTCTGAGGCTTTAGGGTACATGGGGTATACTGATATGCTTACCAAATTCTTTACCAATAATGAAGATACAATAAGCCCTCAGAATATAGGTACACAATGGATATTAAAAGGACATGCCAAACATGATTTTTTCAAATGGGTTTCTTCTTGGTCAATATCAATGCGTAAACCTTCAGATTTAGGTTTTTCTGATGATTTGCATAAGTTACCCAGACTGATACAGAAATATCATCCCGTAAAAAATGAAAAGAACATGGTTATAGAAGGTCAGATTATGTTATTTAACGCCATAGCCAGGAGACTTACAGAAGTTAGGGAAGAACAAAGATTGACTATTGATAAAAGATGTGAAAAAGCTGTTGAACTAACAGAAGGACACGATACATCTGTTTATTGGTGTAATCTCAATAAGGAGGGGGAACTATTAAAACAATTAGACCCTCAATCCTATGAAATAAGAGGTAGTATGGACCTGGACAAAAAAGAAGAATTACTTTTAGCATTCAGTCGTGGTGAAATTAAACGATTAATAACAAAGCCAAAAATTACAGCTTTTGGATTGAATTGGCAGCACTGCAATCATACTGTATTTTTCCCAACGTTTTCTTACGAACAATATTACCAGGCTATCCGTAGATTTTGGAGGTTTGGACAAACGAAAGAAGTAATTGTCGATCTTGTTTATTCAGATGGTCAGAAAAGGGTATTGGATGGATTGCTCGCAAAAACAGAAAAGGCCAATGAGTTATTTGATCGATTGAATAGTAATCTTAATTCTAAGTTTGAATATAAAGTAAATGGATTTGATAAAGAAATAACCTTACCTAAATTTCTATGATAAAAGAACAAAAAGTAACAGATGAATACGCTATCTATTTAAGCGATTGCATGTATGTTCTGCCAACCATGGCAGATGGATCAATTGATCTTAGCGTATATAGTCCGCCATTTGCAGGGCTGTATAATTATTCAAGTTCTGAAAATGATTTCTCAAACTGTGAAACGAGGGAACAATTTTTAGATCAATATGAATATCTAATAAAAGAAATTGCAAGGCTTACTAAACCAGGAAGGATCACGGCCGTTCATTGTACGGATATTCATAACAAAGATGGTTCTATGTGGGATTTCCCCAATGAGGTAATAAAGCTACATGAAAAGTATGGATTCAAATATCGTAACCGAATTACCATATGGAAAGAACCGCTAAAAGTAAGGATGAGAACTATGGTACGTTCATTAATGCACAAGTTAATAGTAGAAGATTCGACTGAATGCTTCACCGCAATGCCTGACTATATTTTGATATTCAAAAAGAACGGTGAAAATCTTGTGCCCGTAACTCATGAATTTGGGTTAAAATATTATGCGGGTGCAACCCCAGTTCTTCCTGATATGGTTGAAAAATATGGAAGCATTGAAGACTTGCGTATAAAATATGCAGGATGGAAGGACCCTAAAACAAACAAATTAAGCCATATAATATGGCAGCGTTATGCCTCTTCGGTGTGGGATGATATACGAATAGATAATGTTTTACAGTATAAAGAGAGCAAAGACGAAGATGATGAAAAGCATGTCCACCCACTTCAATTAGATGTAATAGATAGAATAGTTGAGCTTTATTCAAATCCTAATGAGGTTATATTAACTCCATTTATGGGAGTTGGATCAGAAGTTTATTCCCCTGTTAGCTACGGACGTAAAGCAATAGGAATAGAATTAAAAGAAAGCTATTATAAACAAGCTATTAAAAATTTAATGGATGTAAGAAATAGATTTGCAGATTCACAGCAAAAAATATTCTAATGCAACCACACACTAAAATATACATGAAATACTTCGGCTATGGGATAGATGAAATAGAAAATTTAATGGGGTTATGTAGAAAGGATCATGAACGCGCTCACAATGATCCTGAATATAATGAGCAGTTAAAGCAGATACATTTAAGATTCATAAAAGACTTTAAGCCATGAAACATCTATTCAGAATAGTCTCAAGTATTATCGTTGCTGCTTTAGCTGTATTCGCACTGTCGCGTACTTACTCTTGGTTTTGGATACTCGCTGAGTGTATCGGGTGGTTAGTGTTATGTTATCTCATCATAGCGATAGATGAGGCTAAGGAGATGGATGATGAAGAAATGGAGATGTAATTTAGTTTCATTCTTAATAAAATTAAACCTATATTTAACAAATGATAAAAATAAGAAGCATACGAATATTAGATAGCAGCTTCAAAGCACTTGTTATAAAATATCCAGATGACTTACGATTTACAAGTTCTGATCTTGTTGAGAAGTTTATAAATAACGAGCGTGAGAAATGGACAAACGTTTTTGAGCAGGACGTGACTATTGATATTGACTACATGGAGATTCCTCAAAGTGTCAACGTGCTATCAATATGTACTCACACTGCCGAAGAGATGGGTATAACACTAAAAGCTATCTTTGGTAAGACAAAGCAGACAGATGTAGTACGCGCTAAGATGTATGCAGTGAATATCATGTTAGACTCTGGTATTCCGGTTTCACACATAGAAGAGCAGACACCGTTTAAGAATAGGATATATTACTACTATCAAAATACTCTCAGTGGTTTGATAGATACAGATCCCAAAGTCGATGCTGAATATAAAGATGTATTCGATAAAGTAATGACTAAAATAAAAGACAATGAGTAACTACTATTATTGGAGTATAACGTCTTCAGGCAAATGGCTACTTCATAACACGTATGGAGATGGTCGCGGTGATCTCATTTGGCGAATGGCTATCTATGCACTCATAACCGGCGATGCTGATGTGATAAAAGCGTGTATCAAGTTGCTCAATGAGCGCAAACGTTGGCCAGACGGTCTGAAGGAAGATTCGGATAGTAAAAACTATTTCGATTATTATTGGCATAAGCTATTGCATAAACTTGGATTCACAGATTCACATAAGTACAGGCATCAAAAGTCTATCACACGAGATCCATATATCATGTTAACTTGTGCTATCTTCTGGTATCAGTATGAAATGATCAGGGATTTAAAAATACCGTTTTGGATCAATAGACCAGGGCTGTACTTCTGGAAGAAATATCTTGAAACGAGCAATCCAATGCATAAGCGTATGTATGAATTTTTTAATATGCTGTATTTTAAAAAGCCTGCCTTTGTCAAGTCTTTGTTAGCATGGGAGGCTTTCATTGCTCGATCAGATAAAGTGAAGAGTAGGCTTATCAGAGAGATTCCATGTTGGAACCTACTTAATCGTTTGTTGTGTGGCGACATTATTCCGCAAGAAGATGTGAAACGATACATCTCTACGACGGGATGGTTATGGAATGCAGAGACACCTCCGGATAATCCTACTGAGCTGAAAGAAGGTGAGCCTATCTTTCTGGATAAAAGAATCTTAGAGTTTGTATTTGA